GAACAATCCTCAAATTCTATCACTTTGACGTAAGATGCCAAAATATCAGCTATCACTACCTACTGGGGCGACTCCCCCAAGTACTGCACCAGCGACTACCTTGGATGCACTTCTTGCTCAAATTCGTACCTATACTGAAGTCTCTACGAATTCCGATGACCCCGATTCAGATAAGGTCAGGAGTATTTTGGTTCAGCCGACAGAACCAACCGGAGCGAATGCCAATGATCTTTGGGTGAAGGTGCATGCAATTACAAGCCGCCCTTTGTCATTGCAAGCTTACACGGGCTCACAGTGGAGACCGATCAATGTTACCCAAAGTGGTGACACCAATAGTCGTCCCACTGATGGGGTCGCTGGTGAAACATATTACGATACAGACATTAATGTGATGCTAATGCATACTGGATCAGCATGGGTGACTCAAGATGGATCTCCGGGAGATATGAAGTATGTTTATATCGACTCAGCGAGTTATGCGACATTTGCATTAGGGAAAGCACGGGCAGAGGCACTAAATCCTGGTTGGGAGTATGCATTAGACGCGGAAGGTGCGGTCTTGGTAGGCACAGTAAATGGAGATGCAGACAGTGACTATCACACTGCTGGAAATACTTTCGGATCGAGAACGCACTCATTGACTGAGGCGGAAGGACCAACACACTCTCACACCATTAGTCAGTGGTTTGATTCTTCATCTACAACACCAGGGGGGAATGAGACTCAGGCAGGTAGTGGTGCGGGGGTAGCTGGTGATGCAACAACTTCGACTTCTGGAAGCGGAGACGCACACGAAAATAGACAACCATCCTATACAGCATTTTTGATGAGGAAATTAGGATACTAAAGGGCAAAATAATGGGACTTTTTAGCAAACCGAAGATCAAATACGCTGGGGAACTGGACCAAAGCAAGGCGATGGGCGAAGCATTTTCGCTCAATAATAAATACTTTCAGGACGCGGCGTCCTTCACCACGAAGGTAAACCAGTCCAGCCAGAAACAGGCACTGGATCTACTGGAGCAGGCGATGCCCGGGATCTCGAAGGTTCGAGGTCTCCTGATGAACCAACTGCAAGAGGATTTAACAACGTCCGGGTTGCCAAGGGAAGTTGAAGAGAACCTGGCCCGGAAAGCTGCAGAGATGGGCGTATCTCGAGGGACTGCTGGAGACTTCAACAAATTCTCCGCATTACGTGATCTGGGGATAGAGCATACAAAGATGGTGCAGTTTCGTAGACAGATGGCAACGTCTGCTTTGCAGCAGTTATTTCAATCGACCCCACGAATCAATCCAATGTCCCCTACATCAATGCTCACCACTCCGGGGGAGACGATGCGGATCGCTTCACAGAATTTGGATCGCAGACAGGCATTCTACAATGCCCAGGCTCAGATGGAAGCCCAGCACAAAGCAGGAATCATGAACGCAATTGCCGGAGTTGCTGGATTTGCCCTCGGTGGACCAATCGGAGGTGCTCTGGCAGGCGGTGTCGGCAAGATGTTCGGCGGCGGCGGAGGAGGCGGGGGTATGCCTTCACTAACCACATCTTCCGGTGCAGTAAATTATGGAGCCCAAGGATTTCAGTCATTAGGTCAAGGTACTAATTTATCAAACCCATTTGGAAGCCCTTATTAATCATGGCAGTTTACGCACAAGCCCCCACAGTTCAGAGTAATCCCGTTGGGACGTTCCTCAATGCATTCCAGACGACTCAAAACATCTTCGAGCGAAAGCGTCGTCTCTCTATGGAGGAAGAACGCCAGCAACGTGAAGTTGAGAGATTGGCGAAGGCGGAACTGCGAGCGATTGAAACGCATCAAAAGAATATGCGGAGTATGGAGATCGCTAATGATACAAAGGCGTATGCATTCGATCAAATCCGCAAAGCAGAGGATAACGCAAACCTCTCACTGAAGGACATGCAGACCGATTTTGATGACATCGAAAGCAATCTCAATTTTTCCTTTAACACACTTAATGAGGAGGGGATCGAGGGGGTCCGGAATCGGAAGGCGATCTTAAAGCACTATGCTCTTAGGTTGGGTCAATTTGAGTCCAAATATGCTCACTTGAAAAATCATCCGGTCCATGGAGCCACTTATTCACAGAAGTACTCTGAACTTCAGCAACGACTACTTCCTTTATCAGAGGCAAGGCAAGTAGACCAGTCTACAGAGTGGGATGAATTCCGCAAGGCAATTGGCGGAGTGATGCGTGAGAAAGATCCTGATAAGGCGATGGACGCATTTGCTGCACTTGATGAAAACTTTGGCGACCTGGAGGTCTCTCCAATGTACTCGCAAATGTACCAGAATCGCCGAAAGGAATTGAAGGACTTTGTCACTCAACGATTTAATCTGGATGCGACCCCTAAGGAACGCCGGGAGGAGGAGGATTGGGAGAAAGGCAAAAAAGCTGAAATAGAGCAAATAGATAAAGCTTTGTCTCAGGTAGAAAAAGCCCTTGGTGATATCAATGAAGCATACGTAGGAGATTTCTGGAGTCGCACGAAAGGAAATCTCAGGGCATTTTTCTTAGGTCAACGGGAGATCGAACTAAACCTTGAGAATATCTCATCTTCAGCATGGGTCGAAATGGTAAGTCAACTCAAAGGAGCACTCAGTGATCGTGAAGGTGCTCGATTTGATAAGGCAGTACCAAATGACAAAACCGATAAGGAGGCATGGAAACAGTACCTCTACGACATGAGAGACTTCCTTGAAGGTAAGCTTGATAGTGAAGGGAATCCCATCGGCGGTGGGGAGAAAAAACCTCCGAACATTCAGGATGCCCGTGAAATGCTAACCAATCCAAACGTAAGACCAGGAACAAATCGCCCAAATCGCAGAAGCGGATAATGAAATACACAAATGATTACGAAGAGTTTGCTGGGCAGTTAAGTGCTGACCCTGCAGGCAAAGAATTGGTAGACCGTGCTCGTTCAGGCGATGAGCAGGCACTGGGTGAGTTTGTTGAGCGAATGAAGAGTGAGTTTAAACCTCAGTCCTCAACGCCATCTCTTGCAGATACCGTTATCGTTGATGATCAATTCAACGTAGACTCTCTCGTGACTCATGGCGTAGACCTTGAAGGAGTTGGCGAGGATTTTGTTTCAAAATTCCCGGAGAAATATGCAAATTTTGGAAACCAGATTGGATTTGGCGGGAAGTGGACAAAGAGGGAAACGGTAGGTGCATGGGGTCCAGCATCCGCTTGGAATGCCGGATCGACCGGATTAATGAGCGATTATTACCAAGGAGGGGAACGACTCAACAATTACGATTTTATTAAGCACATCCAGACCCTGCCAAGAGGGAATCCTGAGCGGATTGAAATGGAGAAGATTATCTCCGGGGCGATCAAAGAGCGGGAGGAAATGGAGAAGACTCTCGGCGATAAAGCTATACAGGAACCGGGTGCCGGTAAAGTTGGTACTGAGGTGATGGCGGGGATCGAGGAACGATCTCAAGAGCGATGGCGATGGTTGCCTCAGGATACTGAGCAAATGGACTCCCGGGGGATGAAGGGATATTTGAAGGTCGTTCGGGATAATGATCCTATACTCACTAAACGGTTGAGTGGGCTTTCTGATGACGTGATCATGGAGGAGATCTCCAAGTCTATCCAAGAAGACCAAGTGATGCAGAAACGGATGCAGGAACAGCTTTCTGCAGGTCGATTTGTATTTGAAGACCCAGAACTTTACAATTGGGCCAATCGTCGGGGGATGGTTGGAGAATCTAACGTAGATATCGTAGGTGAAGTGGCAAAGATGCTAGGGTCAACTATCAAAGGAGTAGGTGGGATGATTAAGGATTCTCCCAAATTCTTCTCTGGCGACCAGGAAGCGATTGATATAACCAACGCGGGTGCCGAACTTCTGATCGAGGATTGGGATATGCTTACCGATGGAGCCATGCGGTTGAAAGAAAAGCTGGACGAAAAGGATTGGGAAGACGCATCCTACAACCCCGAACAACAGAAAGCTGCATTTGACGAAGCAATTGAAGCGAAGCGACAATTCCTGATCCGTGGTCTCTACAATCAAAATCGCTGGATGAATGTGTCCGGGCAAATTGCTGCAGAGTATGCGACTGAGCAGCAGGCGATTTTCGATAAGCTGATGGCGTTTTCTGTGGTCTTCGACCCCTCAAATTTCGTGCCTATCGGCAAGCCTGCCTCCGCATCAGCAAAGGCAGTTACCAAAGGGTTACTGAAGGGGCAAATGCGTAAGTTTGCAAAACTCGAGGGAGATGTCCTTGCAGCTCAACTTGCACATGGGAAGGCCCTTAGGTTTGCCGACATGCATAAAGGTGCGTCCAAGGGGCAGCAGAGAGTTGTACAGGACCGTGTGAAGCAAACAGCAAAAGATTTAGATAAAGCCAACTCCAAGCTACAAAACTTCAACTTCGATCCTGAGAAAGCTTACAAGAAAATGGCTGGGAAATTGGAAAAGCCCCAGCATGGACTTCGTGGTTTAGCCATGGAAGGCACCGGCAAGGCAGCATCTAAGGTCGGAAAGGTGATCCAAGGCACGGGTGAGTTAATGGGTCGCCATGCAAAAGTCGGTGGGGGCATCGGATTATTGAGCGGATTCGCATCGACTGATGGAGATATTCGAGGTGCTATTGTCGGTGCCGTGGCCGGTCATCAAGCTTTCCGCCATAAGGGGATATTCCTGAATAAAATCGGCAAAAAGTTTGTCACTGCAGGGAATGATATTTCGACAATTGGTAAAGCGTACCAACTTGGTCAGACGAACCTACCCATGCACCAATTACTCCTGAAGGGATATGATGGAGTTGGTCATGTTTCTAAAGCCACAAAGGCGGCACTGTCGATGTATGACCCTATCTACCGTAGCGTGATCGGTAGGAGTCTTATTGAGGCACCTGCAAAGATGATTACGACTCCCTTGTCCCGGGGAGGTGCTACCTCTGCTGCTTTTCAGGCCGGGATCGGATACGTAGGTTCTGGAGGGGAAGTCGAGGGTGCATTAACTGGTGCCGGAATTGGACTTGGGTTCGCATCTGTGTCAGGAGGGATGAGCGGATTCCTTGGACCATGGGGGGAAGTCATCTTTGGTAGGAATAAAGATGCAGTGCTTTCTGGTCAGGCTCGATTGATCGAAACGATATACGAGGGACAACAGAAAGACGGTTGGCAACCTAGCCGAGCAGTAACACCGGATGGTGATAAGACCATCATGGAGGGTGAAGAAATCAATTTCGGAGAGTGGTTTGGTTCGCTGAATAACACTGAGAAGAAGATCGTCGCCAATCAATTACTGGTTCATCCAGATATGGATATCCGGGTATTTAAGGATACTCGTCCTGAGCAAATTGGAAATCCTGGTAGTTATGATCCAGAGACCAAGACCACGTTCCTGAATTTGGCCAACCCGGGATGGAAGGCAGATCGGGGAGAAGTTCCCCCAGCGATGGTTGAATTCGTTATTGGGCATGAGTCCGGTCACTTTGTGGGGAATCACGAGGGGATGGACTCCACGATCATCCAGAAGCTTTTGGGTCGTCCAGCCCAAGGCATTGCTCCAGAGTCACCGTGGATTAAGCGTGATGACAACGGTGACCCGATTATTCGGGATCTGCAAGGTGAAATTGTTACCCGGGAAGAGGCGATGCAAATGGACGCGGACGGGAATCCCCGCACTGATGTCGCTTATGAGCTTTCAGACGAAGGAAAGAAACGCATTTCTCAGTATGTAGATCGAATGTCATTGAATTGGTTGATTCAAACGGTTCGCAGTCCAAGACTCAAACGGAAGCTTCGTCACCCGAGTTTCCTTCGAGCCCTAAAGGACGGGGATGAAAAAGCACTTCAATCCTTAATGGAATCCGCCTACAATGATCCTGCACTTCAGGAGTATATGGCTCGGGAGGTATTCGCAGAGCAATTCGTGGAATACCTGAAGGGTAATAAGATGCGGACGGCGGGTCATGATTTCCTGCCTACGTTATTCGCACGGGTGTTGGCAGGCTTTGGTGATGGGTTCTTTAATTCAAGAGGTGAAATCCAATCTTCAATCTTCAAAGGGATGAAGAAATGGACTGGAGCCCAAAAGTTGATTAAGGACTACAATCGTGATGTAGGGTCCGGGAAAGGTCGCGAGATAGAAGAACCTAATCGATCCCAAAACTTCACTCAGGAGGAGATGAATAACACTCCTGAGGTCGTCAGTCTCTTTGATGCATCTTCCTCGGTCAACTGGGTTGAGTCTCAACCGGGCGTCTGGACTCCAGAGAAGGATGCGAAGGGGAATGTAAAGATAAGGAAGCCCAAAGAGCAGAAAGCTTATACACAAAAGCTTAGGGAGACCATTATGGATTGGTTCTCCAAGAATCCTCGATCCGGGGCAGATCCCGCCGAAGTGCAATGGCGGCGAAATAATGACGGCAAGACCGTCCTGGCCGGTCGTTACCTTCCTGATGATTTGATCAAGCATCTCGAGGATTCTGGGAATTTTAATCCTCGCCAGATTGAGTACATCAAGTCGGTCAACGAGGTGATGAAAGATCCGGACAATAATGATCCAATCCTTACCTTCTATCAGGCAGCAACAGGTCGCAGTTCATCTGGCGGACGCACCTACAAATCTTTGGCAGGGACTTGGCGAACAGTCATCCCGCATGGCTGGGAAATATCTAAGCAGGATAACCTGCTCCTCAAAGTAATTGAACCCGAAAAGCTTCTCGCCAACGCAACTAAAGTCGCCAAGTCCTCTGCCTTCAAGAATGTCTACAATGGCGACTATCAGAATGTGGCGGTAGATATGCTCAAGTGGCTCAATAATGCTGCTGCAGGTCGTAGAGGTGCCGAGGGCATCGGAGAGGCGAAACGGAACCTGTTCCGAGTTGCTTCGGGTATGGGTCGGGTGATGACTGAGCGGATGGACAGTGACGGGAATATGGTCCCTGTTGAGTTTAATGAACTGGTTGATACACTCGAGGAGGTTTCTAAGCGGCAAGGGAGTTACTTGATGAGCTTCCGGACTGACCGGATGAACCAAGTGATGCCTGCAGCTCAAAACTATAAATACAGGCTTGAGAAGGCACACAATTTTGATGCTTACGACCGGGTGAAAAGAAACTACTATCCTGGCGTTGACACCCCCACTCCTGATGGCGGTATTGTCCGTAAGTTTAGCGATGGTACAGAGATTACTCAAGGGATGCATTACTTCCCTGGCACAGTGTACCACGGCACGGGACATACCGTTGATGAGTTTAGTACACGTCGAATCGGTGACGGCGAAGGTGTTCAGGCGTTTGGTTGGGGTTTGTATTTCACCCAGAATATAAACATCGGGAAAGATTATGCCAACCGACTCAGCATTAGGCAGAGAACATGGAAGGGTGAAGAGATTCCCGGTACTATTTATCGTGGCGACCCAACTCCTGCTGTTAACAACTTGGTTGATGATGCCACTCAATTCATTCTAGAGAATTTTCCTTGGTATAAGGATGGTGATAACCTACACCCATTAATTAATTCTTCGTTATTCTCTCCTATTGAGATATACGGGTCAAACGAATGGGAGAAATTAGTAAATAAAGCAAAATCAGAATTTCAACAATACAAGAATGATCTTGAAAAATGGAAGGCTGGAGAAATCAAGAAGAGACCTTATCAGGATTTGGTGGATGAGGTAACACTATTGACAGACCATTTGAGTGCTAACTACCGCGTGGAGAGAAAAGCATCTCTTTATGAGGTAAAGATTCATCCGGAAGAAGAGACGTTTTTGAATTGGGATAAAACATTCTCTGAGCAATCCCAGTTTGTGCAAGATACTCTGACTGAATTAGCAGGTGATGATCTGAATCAGATTCGCTACCTAAATGGCGACCCCAAGAACAGTGAACTGACAGGAATGGGGATTTATAGTCAACTCAAGCAACAAGCAAAGCAAACCGCAGGACCATTTACTGCATTAAGAGACCTTGGTGTGTCAAAGTCAGCGATGGAGACCTCGATCAAGCTTGAGGAATATGGCATTAAGGGAGTCATGTACCTTGATGGGGTGTCTCGCAAAAAAGGCGAGGGTAATCATAACTTGGTAGTGTTCAATGATCGAGACATTGAGATCATCAGCAGAGATGAAAGGTCTGGTACGAATGTCCGTTTCCACCCTGGTGTAGACGACGCTCGGTACATGGAACTTGTGAAAGATCCTAATAGCGATAAGACTGAACTCCGGACGCTCGTAGAAGCAGCAGCAAAGCAAGCTGGATATGATACGTCCAGAATCGTTTATCGAGGTGATGAAATGCCGTTCAATGAGTTAATGGCAGGAGAAGAGTCCGGAAATTTAGGGAGGGGTCTATACTTCACGCCAGATCGATCATATGCTCGTCGGTATGGTAATCCACGAGAATTTTACCTGCGTGGGAAAATTGCAGATATTCAGTCGCCTGAAATTCTGCCAAGATACGAGAGTATTCTAAAGGAACTTGAAGAATTTGGCGAAGACCCTGACTTGGTTTTTAGTGAGTTGGCGGAGGAGTTAGGTGTTGACGGATTCTCAGCGAAGGGAGTGGGCGGATTCTCATTTGGTGCAGAAGAGATAGTCGTTCCCGAAGGGTCTTTTGCTAAGTCTGCCGATCTTGAGGTGCGTGATGACTCTGGGAACATTATCCCACTCTCTGAGCGATTCAATCTCCAGAGCGACGATATTCGGTACTCGCCAGGAGTGGGCGAACGGATACCTGAACTGGAAGACGCTGCAAAAAAACTACAGTCAGGGTCTTTATCAAAAGAGGAGTATTCAAATCTGGTTGATAAATACAAACCAGTCCGCCCCTATACGTCAGTCCCCAAACCTGCCACGATGGAGGAGATGCAGGGAGCATTGGCATCCAA